GGAAAACGGCTGCTGGCGATGGGAGAGGTGCGCCTATAATGCGGAAAAACACCTTGGAAAGGTGCTGTTTGAAGGAAACTCGATGAGTTAACAGTGCAAAACGTCTGATTATCTGATCGGGCGAGGTTTTTTAACCTCAGGCCATGAAGGCATCAAAAATCGATGCTTACTTCAGACCCTCCCTAGAAATCAAGCTGGAAGAAGTTATAATTTCGTCAGTATCCCTTAACGGTAATGGCTCGCTGGAAAATAGTTTTCCGACTGAAACTGTACGCCTTAACTATGGGCGCATTAAAATTATCTATACACAGCAGAAACGCTCCGACGGCCAAGCTGGCGGACAAATTGCGGGCGGGTGGGACGGTATAAAAAATAAGATATACGCTTAACTTTGGCCAAGGACGGGCGCAGCATGTCTGAAAACACTAGCAACCCTAATATTGCATACTGTAGTTTTTTGCTAAATAGTAAACCTGTGAGCAACTTGCGTTGCGGGCAAGCTAGCTATGAGGCGTTCTCGGGTATGGGCACCCCCTTTGTTAACAGCCCTAAGTATCAGTCTGTGGAAAGCAAGGGTGCAATTCCCACGGGTCGATATTTTATTGTTGATCGGCAAAGCGGGGGTAGCCTTGGTTGGATTAAAGAGCCCATACAGGACTTTTTAGCTGGTACGGACAGAGGGGAGTGGTTTGGTCTTTACAGAGATGATGGAGAGGTGGATGATCAGACAACCGTTGATAACATCAGGCGCGGTGCTTTTAGGCTACACCCCGTTGGGCCACGAGGTATAAGCCAAGGCTGTATCACACTTAACTCTCAGATTGGATTCGATGAGCTTAAAAAATACCTTCGCAGTCAGCGCGGTGAAATTCTTCCAGGAACAAACTTAAAGTATTACGGCGTAATAGACGTATCCGCATCTGGCGAATAGAACAAAATGAAAAGAACAATCAAGATTATCACAAAGGGCGCATTAAGTTTAGTGCTGGCTGCACTGCTCACCAAATGGCTTGTTGCGTTAGGCCTGATGGGCTGGTTACTTCAAACTGAAACAGGCCTAGATACTTATGCCTGGGTTGCAAATGCCTTGGGCATAATCGGTAGCGAGGACGGAGAGTTTATGATTCTCTCAGCAATAGTATTCGTAATGCTGGTACCATCAGCATTTCTTGTCGAGGGTGCAGCTAAAGTTCTTTGTAAATTCAGAACAGAGCGGTAACTCGCAAAGAGCTTAAGCTTTATCGCAAGCCGTTCGGGGATATGACAGACCTGAGTAACTTTCCCTATATTCTAAACCATAGGAGCGATATATCGATCAGAGCGTTACTGTCTTGAGCTTCACCGACATTACCGCTGCCTTCGCTGCATCCGTAGTAAACGCCGCTGCGTTGCCAGGCACCGGCGTCGGGCCATGGGTGTGTGCAGCGAGCTGGGTATTCATGTCCTGAACCAGATCGAGCAAGTCACAAACCACCTGAAAGATGTTCACCGCCCCGGACCCGACCCAGTTTTTCGGAGCCTGCAGTCGCTGGCTCTTGCCGGTGATGCTCTCTCGTAACCCCTGAATACGCTCGTGCATGTCGCCACCCACCGTGGCGTTGTGCTTCTGCCCGACCACCAGATTCAGATCCCGACCAGTAGCCTGGTGCAGGTCATCCACTGCCGCCAGGCTCGCGGATCCGCCTGACAGCAGCTTGAGCGCGCCCAGAGCCTCGATCTTCTTCACTCCACCCACTGACTCGGTCGAATGGTCATCCACCGTCCTGGTGTGACTCTGGAAGCTTTCGGTGTTCGTCATGGCGTCGACCTCGCGCTCGATCGCCTGGTCCTGGATCTTGCCGTCGGTCTTGCGCAGCCAGTTGCCGTCGGCGTCGACGCGCTGTTGCACCGCATCACTGTGCTGCCACACCTGATCGCCCTTGGGGACCTTTGGCAGTGTCAGGCCGTGCGGCAGGATGGTCTGGATGTAGGGCTTATGTGGCAGGCCATAGGCAAAGCACACCACCACGCTGGTGCCCTCCTCCGGAAAGGCGAAGAACCCCATTTCATCCCCACCCACCGGCATAGGCAGCGGCACACCGGCCAGTACCGGCAACGTCGTGTCAATCTCACCATCTGGCCCCATCACCTGCAGGTCGACCGAGAAGCGCGGTCGGAAGTCATCACACAGCCCGGCGCTGGCCGGTGCATCCGCCACGGCAACGACCTTGGCGAAGCGCGGCAAGTGATAGCCACCGGTGAGTTCAGGGAATTGCCGCTCTACGCTACGCTTGATTGCGTCGTCCATTTGATGGCCATCTGTGTGCCGGCCAGCGTCACGTTCGTGATCCGCTCGCCTTGGTTGATTGATACGCCTGGTCGCAGGCCCGGCAAGGCCGCGATCATTGCGCTCTGGCTGCCCTGGTAACCGTCGAAAAGGTTCACCGGCAACTGCAACGGCGACCGAGCGCCGAAGAAACTGTCAGCCCAGGCACCGACGTAGATCTCGCCGTCGCCCTGTTGCTGCCAGATAAAGTCCTTGATGCCGAACACCCGCGCTATGCTGTCCAGCGCCTGGTATCCAGCGGCCAGGTTGTAGAAAAACGGCGTCTTGACGCGTGTGTAGGCCTGATCCGGAACCCGGAAACGCAGGCCGGTCTTGCTACCGATATCGGCCAGTACCGCGCGCAGATCTACATGGCGCAGATTCATGGGCAACGGGTTGGCCAGCACCGCGGCTAACTCGCGGCACAGCACCACCTGCTCGATGCCGTTGGTGGCAGTGCAACGCTCGACATAGCCAATGAAATGACGCTGCAGGACCGCTTCGTTGTAGCCGATATCGAAGGTGACCAAACCTTTGACGGTGGCACCTGCCTTGATCGTGAACGTGGCACGGCCCGGACTCTTGAGGTCCAGACGAACATCGTCATTGATCAGCGGCATGGTCACGCCGCCGATCGTCAGCACCTTGTGCAGCTTCATGCTCATGGCGTGCCGCCCAGGTAGGTGTCCACTTTCTTGAGCACTGCCTCAAAGCCGGTCAGCTCTTCGGATGAACCCGATCCGTTGCCGGCGACGCCATCACCAGGTGCTGATTGCGACGTCACTCCGTTGCCGGCGCGCCGGTTCTCGACCTTCTCCGGATTGGACAGTTTCTCGCTCAAGGTGAACTGGACGATCCATTGGGCCAGTGTGTCGTCCTCACGGGCGCTGACCCCATCTGAGAACGTCACTTGCCGGATGCCAAAGGCCTTGGCCGTGTCGTTTACGATCCGGTAGGTCTGCAGCTGGCCACCGCCTGCCGTCGCTTCGGCCAGGCGCATGATGGTGCGCAAGTTATCGAGCGATTTGTAGGGGATCGTCAGCGCTACGGTCAGCGTCTTGGGCTTGAAACCCTTGTGCGACTTGTCGGTACCGGATGTCTGGCCGCCCAGCTCGTCGGCCTCGATCTTAAGGTTGGCCGTCAGCTTCATGCGGTGGCCGATGATCTGCTCGCCGTTAAGTAGCAGCGTCATAGGCCCACCAGTTCCTGGACAAAGCTCAGGCTCTCTGCAGATCCCACCAGCAGCGCGCCGGCACAGAGCGGCCATTCATGACCCGGTGCTTCGCCCTCGAGCAGTTCGCGGCGCAGTTGGCCCAGGTCACCCGGTCCCAGCATCCGGGACTGTATCGATACATCGTCGGCACTGTTGGTGAACTGGGCCTTCAGATCCGCGAGCTGCTGATCGCGTGCCTGCGTCTGCGCCTTCTTTCGGGCCTGCAGATCTGCAAGGTCCGCCATTGGCGAACTGTCGGCGGCATAGCCCTCAAGTACCGCCAGTTGGCCGGCCATAGATTGGCTGGCCAGCTTGGTGATCGGGCAGCGCTGCAGCGGCAACTGGCCCCATAACGGCATTTGCCCTGCGATCGGCATGACCCACTTTTCAACCTCCAGCTTTGCCAGGTGTTCGGCACGGCGCTCAGCGCGCACCAGGTCAGGCATGGGCAGCACGACATTGAACCGACCCAGCGTGGCAGCCAGCTGGTCCAGGCGTGTGGCGAGGAATATCAGTACCAGGGCGCTTTGCTGACCCTGCGGACGAACTGCGTCGGTGGTGTCAGTCAGCTTGTCGGCCAGCAGCTGGAGCAGATTCGGCGCAGACAGAAAACGCTGATGGCCACCGCTACCTTGGCCCACGCCGTGCTGAAATGGCGTTACCACGATGCATGACGGTACGTTCTCGAACTGCGCGGCCAGCGCGCTGCGTCCTGCGCTGATGGCCGACTTCGCGGCCCCTGCAATCAGACCGGGGCTGGTGGTGGCGATATCGGCCAGCATCGATACGCGCTGGCCGGTGATGACCATTTCACTCTGGATCAACTCACGGGCGTCCGCCATTTGATCCATCCACTGCGTGGCCTGCACTGGCCACTGCAGCTTGATCGGTGCCCATTCATTCGCCATTGAGCACGACCGCTTCAATCCAGTCCGGGGTAACCGGCTGCGTGGTCTCCTTCGGGTAGCCAGGCAACTGCGGCCATTCACGCACTGACTGCCGCCAGGTCAGCAACTGGGTGAACTGCTCGGGTGTGATCGGCAGTTCACCGTCCAGATCGCGAGCATCGCGGTACTGCGATACCAAGTTGTCCGAGACTTTCAAACGCAGCTCCACCCAGAGCTTGGCCAGCAACGCCGGGTCGGCCTGGACAACGATATCCTCGGCGTATTCGGTAGCGTGGCCACCGGCGTCCAGATAGTCGACAACAGCCTGGTAAAGCGGCGGGTTGTAGTCCTGGGTAACGTGACAACGGTTGCCAGCAACGGTTATCACGAACGAGCCATCGGTTTTTGTGGCCACCTCGGAGAAGGACACGCCCAAAGTCACTGGCTCTTCGGGAGCAGCGAAAATCGGCGGCAGGACCTCTTCAAGGGTTTCAAGTGTCACGTCTGTCATGCTGCGTACCTCCAGGCGAAACCGTAAATGGTGCTTCCGCCGCTGAATGAAATAACTGTCCCGCCAGCGGCCTGGCCACTTCGACCGATCACCCCGGCACCGCCCGAGTAGTAATGCATCAGCGAATAGCACCAGGTGCCGCCAGCGGGCAGTCTGACTTCAGTCGCGGTGACAGAAACCGCCAGGAAGTTGTTATTGTCGGGCCGGTAAAAGTTTTGCTCGCCCCACAAGAGGCCGAGGTCAGTGTTATCCACTTGCGCCCGGACGCCTGCTCCGTTGGTTGCCCAGCCCAGACGCAACTGGTTGGTGGCCTGGTTGGCCCCACCACCCTGCTGCACCGGCACAAAGCCGAGGCGGTTCTGCAGGTAGTGAACGGCACCATTTGAGGCACGTCGAAAGTACGGATAATCCGGGTTATCACTGGCAAAACCCGCTGTGGTAATTGAGTCTGCGGCGACCCTTGCGGCTACCAGCGTGTTGACCTGAGCAGCGGTGTAACAGTCAGTGATGCCGTAGCCAGCGATGGAATTGGCCTTATTGGCTTTATCGTTGGGGTTGAACGACTGCTCGGTCCAGATCCGGCCCATATCTGTGGCGTCTACCGTCAATTTCAGACCGACGTCTGACCAACCGATAAACACCTTGTTGGTCTTCTGGCCTGCACCGCCACCCTGCTGCAAGGGCGTGTAGCCAATCTGCGGCTGCAGGTAGTAGACCTTGTCATCAGAGATGCGACGGAAGTACGGATAGTCGGTGTTGTTGCTGGCAAAACCGGCGTGAACAATGGAGTCGGCCAGCACGCGTCTGCCCACCAGGTCGTTGACCTGAGTAGTGGTGTAGGCATCGGCGATACCATATCCGGCCAGCGTTGTAGCCTTGTTGGCCTTGTCATTGGGGTTGAATGAGGTTTCCGTCCAGATCCTGCCCATGTCGGTGCCATCGACGCTCACTTTGAGCATCGTACCCGTCCAGCCGATGTTGATCCGGTTGGTCTTCTGGTCAGGCCCACCGCCTTGCTTCACAAAACTGCTGTTCGCGTCATCCTTGCTGTACGCATCGGTGATGCCGTAGCCAGAGAGCGTTGTCGGGTTACTGCCGCTGGTGACCAGGCCTTTCAGGTTGACGTTTACTTTTGTGTACGTGCCTGCCGCCACACCGCTGTCGGCCAGCGTCAGTGCGATCTCTGTATCGCTCGCGCCGTCATAGGTTCCAGATCCAGTGGCCGCACCTTTGAACTTCAAGGCTCGGGCCGTCGACAGGCGCGCCGCTTTGCCCACTGCGGTGGTACCGTCGACGATCGCAGCGATGACAGCATCCAACGCCGAGCGCACCGCGTTGACCAGTTTGGTACTGGCCAGCACAGCATTGCTGTTGCTGTTCGGATCGTCGCTGATCGCGTTGGGCAGCTTGCCAAGGCCCACATCGTCCTTGGTCGTGGCGCGAGCGCGCAGCTCCGGATAGTCACCAACCCGCGCCGCGAAGTGCTTCACCAGCTCGCTGTCGATCGCCTCGATCGGACGCAGGTCGACCAGGCTGCTGGTGCCGGTGATGTCGGCCAACGGCACCAGGTAGTGCCTGGCCGAGGCGCTGTCGGTGTAGTCGACCTTCGCTTCCTGGCCGAACACCACTTTGAACGAGGCCACGACGTCGCTCAGCTCGCGCTGCAGCACCACATCCAGCCACGCTTTGGTCGGCACTGCCGGCACGGTCACAGGCAGCACGGCATCGAGCTGCAGGCGAACGCCTTCGACATACCCCACGCCCGGATTGAGCTGGTAGGCATTTCCGACCTTCTGCAGCTGTAGGCCTGCGCCGAAAAAGCAGGCGCGCCCGAACATGTCCCGGTTACTGATGCGTTCGCGCTCATCGATGCCTTTCATGCGCGCGGTGTAATCGAACTGCCAGGTACTGGCGTCGATCTTGATGCCGGTCAGCTGCTGGGCACCGTCGAACACCACCAGGAAGTTGCGCGTGACGTTGTTGCCAATTTGGTCGGGCAGGATGTTCTTGCGCTTCTGTTGCACCGGCACGTAGGCGACCGACAGCAGCACGTCGTCACTGGTCTCCATGCCGATCCAGTTCCAGTCGAAGTCACCGATATCGGTGCCCATCAGCAGGCTGTACACCACCTGGTTAGGGTTCACGTAACCCTGCTGGGTGATGTTTGCGGTGTAGACGATCTGGGCCGCTGGCGGCTTCAAGCCGGCGCGATTGACCGGGCCGCTCACATTGAGGCCGGGCACATTGGCCAGCACGAAGCGGGCCACGGTCAGCGGCAGGTTGGCCGCTTGTTTCTGGGCGATCAGTTTCTCGCCGGCGAGGGTGATGCTTGCAGCCATGAGGGCTCCTAAAGGCTGGCGACCAGCGTTTGCTGATCGTCATTGAAATCCACCAGGGCAACAGCAAGCCGCACCGGGGTGATGGTTACGAAGTCATACCGGCGACAGGTGCGCCCGTACTGACGGATCAGCACGCGCAACAGGTCGGGGTTCTCGGACAGTTGGGAATCGCTCAGGGTGAGCAACACGACGTCCCAGTCGCGTTCGGGCATGCGTTCCTGGATCTCGACGTAGCCAACGCCCAAGCGCTCCAGGATGCGTTTCAAACCGGCAGTGCTGCCGGCGTCCACGGAGTTGATAAAGGCGTACTTGACCCGCAACCGGAACAGGCTTTCCGGTTCGGCGGGAAACCGCGTCACATCGCGCTGCCAGGCCCACAGCTCCAAAATGGACAGGTGGCAGGTGTCCGCGTCGAACTGCAGGTACGGCCAGCGCAGCCATTCGGTGGCCTGTTCCCACCAAAGCTGGGCGGTGGCCACCAGCTTGGTCAGCTCCAGCCCTTCGAGCCAGAACGGCAGCTTGAGCTTGATCATTGCAGGACCACCGCCAGGGTGCTGATGCGAGGGATGTC